TTATGAAAGTGCATTAAACTGCGACGCCATATCAGTGTCAGTCAGCGTAACCGGGTAATAGACGAGTCGCTTAAGGTACGCATTAGAAACTGCGGCGGGTGTTGTTCTTGCTCGGCCAATCATAAGCCGGTTCAGCTGTGTTGAGACCAGCGGTGCACCGCTGTATTTGTTGATGCCATCAAATACACGCATGTCGCCGTTGATAAATGAACTGATAAAGGACTGATGTCCGTTTCTCACCTGCCCAAGGCGTTTAACCTCTACGGTAACTTCAGAACTGCCAACAATTTTAGCCGCCGCCGTCAGGTTCTGGTTGGTGATGCTGTTACTGATTCGGCGGTTCATAAAGTTCACATACTCAGCCACAGAGTCATTGTCCAGACAAACGATAGCCTGACCTGCGTTGTAAACACCGCTCATCGCCTGCAGGCTGGCTGGCATATTGTAATCAGCGTAAATTGCGCCCCGATCAGCAGCCATAAAATCAAGGTCAGTACGCACGGTGCAGACTTCGTCAGGACGGGTCACAGTTGCGCCGGCCGTCGGGATGTACGGCGTCACTCCATCCCAGTTTTCAATCTGCGCCCCCCAAATGTAAATTCCCTTCCCCGTGCCGGTATATGCTGGCAAGGCGGCTGCTGATGTCACATCATTGATCAACGCCAGAGTAAACTGTGGAGAAGCAGCTACAGTCGGGGTTATCGTTATGCTGATGCGATACCAGCCATTTTTAAATTTCCGGACGCTGGTCTGCAGGATACCTGTAGAGCTGCGTGTACGAACACCATTTACCAGGTCAAAGTTTGCATACTGAGGGGTTGCAACAGCGCCCTGGGCAACAAGCTGAATAATACTGGCAGTATTGGCCTTCGCATAAATACTAAACGTTACCGGGGAGCCTGTCGTTGCCGCTGGCGTGGCATTTTCGAACATTGAGTGAATGAGGTCACTGCTATCCGTCGTCTCATTGAATGGCGATGCTGTCGGGTTTCCGTCTGGTGCCGTGGTTTTCGCCGCAACGGTGGAGACGTTCGTTTTTGTCCATGTAGACCCGGAAAAGTTTTCGCTGTTTGCCACCCGGTTTGTTGTTCCCGCAGCAACGCGCAGCCCCAGGCACTCACCAGTAATCGGGTCATATTCGATCGCAGCTTCACCGGACGCCAGATACTCTATCAGGCCGCTTTTGTTCACTCGGGTAGTTTCTGATGCGCGAGTAAAGGTTACCACGTCAGCCAGACGGCGGGAGCGAATTGCATTACCTGTTGTTCTGCCGAGGGCAATATAAAGCTCTTTCTCAAAGTCCAGGTAAAGGCTGGCCAGTTTCGGCATCGGGGCCTGCGGGGAAGGAAGTGCGGCAGCATCGCCCTGATAAGTTTTATTGCTCTTGATTTGAGTTGCCATTGTTAGATTCCTGGATTGTTCAGAGTGGTGACGCGGGTTTGTGTGCCGGTCAGATTAAGCGTGTTCTGTGCATTGCCAACGCAGTGGTTAAACGAAATATCGACGTCGGTTAGTGCGCCAGTAGCATTAACTGGGTATTGCTGAGTAGGCGTAGACTGGATGTCGCGAATTTTATTGCCACTGAACGAGCTGAGTTTTACCTCTGAGGCCAGGTTAATTCCGTTTCCGGCAGCGGTCAGGCCGTTATTCCAGAAGCGGTTATTGACTACGTCCATATTGATGGCTGTGCCGTCTTCCAGATGGAAACCATGGCGACCGTTACGGTAAACATCATTCCCCTGAATAAACATGCTGCGCACTTCTTGCCCTGGGGCTTTAAAGTTGATCCCGTCTTCTCCGTTATCACGAATTGTATTGCCATCAATCTGGTATTCGCCGTCACGCTGCTCGGTGGTGCTGTTGTAATAGACGCCATGTTTAGCATTTTTAGAGATAATATTTCCCTGCAGGCGCCCGCGCGAACCAGGATAAGCCAGCACAGTACCTGGACTGATAACTACTCCGTAATTATTTTCGGAGAAGTTATTCCCGATCATAATCATTCCGTCCACACCGCAATCCCCCATCCCGCCGTTATTACCGGTGCAGGTATTCCCCATGATGATGGTGTGTTCAGAGCTGTACGGTGCGTTGGTACCATGCTGTTTCTCAAGAAAGATGCCGAAGTTCTTACCGTTGCGGCAGAAGTTCCCTGCAACATACAGTGGCTCGCTCTGCGTACCGCCAGCCCCTAATCCGAGACCAGATGCACCCGCCGGATTGTCATTTCCCGACGGCGCCAGCCGACCGAAATTCTCCACCACGCATTCAGTAATCGCGGAATCGCGAGCAAAGTCGATGCCGATCCCCGTCGCGCCAGAGTTTCGCACCCGCAGGCGATGCAGATGCCCCCGCCGGTAAAAGTTGAAGTACAGACCTTTAGTGCGTGGTAGGTAACCCTCATCCGGCAACACCTGGTCCTGACAATCCACTTCAAAATCGGAGTACACAAAATCCGTCAATTCCGGGACGGGATTCGTCGGTGATGTGGTGAACTGGAGCGCCGAATATGAGCCATACGGCATCAGTATCGTTTTCCCGGTACCTGCTCCAATAATTGACACGTTGGGCGCGGGCGTGAGGAAGGAGCTCAGCCGGTATACTCCTGGGGGCAGATAAATAACCCCACCATACGGATTGCGGGCCATGTCCCGGATTGCACGTTGAATGACCTGCCGCGCATCTTCCTGGCTGTTCGGGTCCCAGCCATAGTCCTTGATACTGGTGAGAAACCGGCCATCTGCCTGCTGCTGCACGCGGCGGGACAGGCTGTTCAGCATATTGTTAACGGATGTCGGAAGACCCGGGAGATTTAGACCGCCCAGCTCATCAATATAGCCATATGCTGCCTTATCAGCGGAGCTCAGCATGTTGAGAAACGGCCCGGTAACAGGCTGAACCTGTGCCAGAAGGTCATGCAGCGGAAAATCAGTAAGAGGGATACGGATTTTCCCTTCGGAATCAGTGATAATAAGCTGTAGCCCGTTTTTATCCGTCGCTGAATGAAGATTGCCAGAGCTGTCTTTCCCGCTTCGAGAGGCCATTTCCTGAAGACTTTCATCCATTCCGGAGAAAAACTTTTCACCTGACTCAGTTTCTATTTCAGTTGCAACACCATCGAGTGAAAGAGATTTAGATAAATTTTCATCGTTTTCATCAATGCTAATTCTGGAGGTAATTGATTCCTCCGAAAGCAGGTGTTTACCCGTTGCTACCGGGACCCCTCCCTGATTTTTATATTCGTCAACCCAGTAATCCGGATTATCCGAGCGTATGGAAAAAATACTTCCCTCAGGGATTTTCCCGGCATCAATATATTCCTGAGCGGCAGATTTATCAGTAAAAGGCAGTTCACCTGATTTTAACAGCCCGTTGTAAGCCTCAAGCTGCACCTTCAGGTATCGGGTGCGATTTGCCAGTTGACTTGCCGGTATGTTTAATACTCCGCCCGTACCAGCTTTCGCCCGGTCGGCTTCTTCAAGCTGAAGGACACCTGATTCCCATGATGGAGTTTCGGATAAGTTAGCCATTATCAACCTCCGACATATTTACAATCGCTGGCCACTTGATATCAGGTGCTGCAGACGTATCCACACGATTAAGTAACACGCGATACGTCTGCAGTGCTGTTAATTTTTTTAATTCAAATTCTGTTGCCAGATTCAGATTAACAGCGTCCTGTAACACCGTAATTTCAGCGGTAGCTATTGCCATGCGGTCTGACTTTGTTTTATCAGCATCAGCGACAGCTGCCGTGTGTTGGGCATCTGCATCTGTTACCCAGGCAGAACCGTCCCATTTGTCGTATGGGGTTGATGGTGCAGAGGTCGTTACAGTGTCAGGTATGGGGCCGGGCTCGGTAATAACGTGGCTGGCCAGCGTCTGAATGTCATAGACGGTGATACCGCGATAATCATCGGTAACAGACCAGGATGAATTATCCTCAGAACGAACAGCAACCTGATATTCACTTTGTACCGGTGGTTCTTCAAGGCACGAAAATGCAGGCAGACCAACACCGAAATGAATATAAACATCCTCGGTACCGATAAATTCACGGGAAGTCATATCAAAATGGAATACCTGAACGGTACCTGCCTGTGTTGCAATCAGATTGCTATCAAATACTGCTTTAATATCGTCAGACATTACGCCGCCCTCACAATATAATGAAATGCCATGTTTTTAACCGTGGTTTCGGAATTACCGGATGCATCAATGGTTATCGTGTGACCATGTGGGCCGATATAAACTGTGTGTGAATGCGGTGGTTGCACAGAGGTCCGCCCGAATCCAGTGCCGCCATTGCTACCAACTTCCTGATCACTGCCACCTTGTTTCTGCATCCCGGATCCCCATCCGTGATCGTGTTCGTTGTCACTACTGGTTGTTTTTGTGCCCAGGTCAGTCTGTGTCGCTGATGCACCATGGGTGTGCGCTTTATTGCCATCGGCTTCAAGACTGAGCAGCGCACGGCCAGAGGCCGGTAACCCTTTGATTGTCTGGCCACGTAAATCAGGTAATGAGCCGCCAGTATAAACCGCAGCCAGATTCGGATAGGTCGCCGCGCTGAATGACGCACCGTTGCAGATTAAATATCCCGTCGGTGGCGTACTGGTTGGCCATGGCAGCGGTATGCCGTAAGGTACCGACATATTTGAATCCACCATGATTTTATTGATGGCCTGCAATACCTGGTTGTTACTGTCACCATCAGGGTTGATATTTGCAGCGGCCAGAATTGACAATAATTCACGTTGTACAGACCGGATGGCATCCTGCACATTATTCAGGAAAAGCGCCCTGACAATGGTTCCTAACGTCCCCAGCGAGGGGTTACCGTCGCTGAACTCATTATTTGGTGCATCAACCGGAGGCATCAGGCTTTGCATAAAATACTCCGTTAATCGGTGGTTTTTTCTACGTAGCCGGTCATTGGCTGTTCGCCATCCAGCGCAAATGAACCATCCAGATAAAGCGGATAGGTCATTTCAGATTCGTAGAGGAAATAACAAAGGGTATGTGCGGGTTTTAATTCATTGAATGTCGTTTCAAGAACTTTATCGCCCAGTGTCATGAGCCGTTCGCCAACGCGGGAAGTCCCCGAGCGGAAATAATAAAGAGGAACTTCTAACCCATAGACGTTTACCCGCCACGTAAAAATAATATCGTCGATATAGAGCGTATCACCGCAACGACTGGAACCGACCCTGAAGGGTTGTAATTCATCAATGGTGATGGTGTAGCCAATCCTGCTGGCCATGGTGATAAAATACGGAATACTTAAACCGCCAATTTCTGACAGCTTAATCAGCACGCGATCGAGACGCTGCTGATACCCGTCATCCTCATTAGGCGTGACGTCTAAAACACGCTCCCAGTCTGTCAGCAGGTTATCAGCAAAAAAGGGTGCAACAGCGTTCAGTGCATTATTTGCTGATTCATCCGTGGCATCGAATGCATTACCCTCTGCCGATAGTTCAGCAGATAGAGCTGGTTGCTGCGTATCGTAGGCAACCGGTGGCAGTAAAAGGGATAAGAGGTTCTTCGCATTACTCATAGCTGCGATACCTCGATGCTGCCGACACGGATCCATTCCACGACGGTTTCACTGACATCAGGAAATACGTTCGACGTCGGCGAAACGATGACACGATCCACAACGCCGGTCACGATAGAAATCAGCATCTCGGCCTGAGAGCGAATAAACGGCTCACCCGGAGGTAATTTATTGATATAGTCGGTCAGCGCGGAAATAATATTTTCACGCGCCACATCAATTGTCACACCATCAAGCGAAACCTGAATAACGAGGTCTATCGTTTTAATCGTCGGCCCCAGTACCAGACAGTTCTTCGCTGTTACCGGACGTACATCGTCAATATATGCCTGCGTGGCGGCAATAATTTCGGCAGAGGGTAAACCGTCGGCCGAGGTAATGACCACGTCAACAGTACCCAGCCCGCGCCGCAGGGGATAAACATAAGCGGCCGTGACGCCATCCACGGACATCGCCCAGCGGCGGTAATCGTACTTATTCCCGCCGGCTGGAGCGCGGCGAATAATGTCCAGCAAACGCGCCAGTAACTCAGTATCGGATTCCTGGTCAGTTCCCCCGGACATAATCCCGATAATAACAGTGCTGTCGAACCCTGTCGGCGTGCTGGTAAACGTGCCTGATGTGATAGCTGTGGTATTACCGGCAGCGCCGGCAGTGGAATAGCTTGCCGCTACCGTACCGTTACCGTCGCTATCAAGCGTCACTGCGGCCGTGGTGGTATATGTCAGGCTACCGCGCGTCACACTGTAGCCGGCCGCTGCCGTCGCGCCGGGTTCGCCGGTGACAGTCAGGATGCCGCTGGCCGTGGTGGCCGACTTGCGATACAGGCCGCGCGTACGGGCGTGCCATTCCAGAAACTCGGTATCGGCCGTGTCAGGAAATATCTGGCGAACTATCCAGCCCTGATATTGATAAATACCGGTGGCCACGCTGGCCGAGGCGCTGGCCCGGATATACAGGTCACTATCAACGCCAGTATCCGCGTCGGGATTCAGGTTTTTAATATCGCGCAGAATATCGCTGCGGATATCTTCAAACGTTGGCGTGATAAACGGCATTAAATAACCCTCACAAAATGCTTAAAGGTGACGGTAATACCATCGGCCTGAATAACGGTGATCAATAAAAGGAGCCAGCCCGGCTCCCCCTGAAAGGTTTCTACTGTGACACTTTTTGCCCGGCCATCCGTGTCGGCCGTCAGCGGTGCCAGCGCCTCTTCGGCATACTGGCGGGCGAGTTTATGTACGCGGGTTACATCTTTCTCTCTCCTCAGCAGATGAAGCTTTGAACCGACATCCGGCTGCGCCCACCATGAGCCGAGCGGGATGGTCAGACGCAGATACACTGCGTTAGCCAGGGTGCTCGTGCTCGTGCCGGCGTAGTCGCCGGTTGTCGGGTCTAATAGTCTGTCCACGCTGCCATGATGACAGAGTGGACTGCGACGGATAAGTTGAAGGGCTTCAGTGGGTCTGGCGGGGATTACATAGGCTGGTTCGGTTTGTTCGTCGTGCCGGCATCGCCGCCATGATCGTGGTCATGGTCGTCGTAGGTCTCGCGTATCGCATCGAGCGTCGATTTACCGTCGGCCAGCTGGTCGCTGGCTTTGAGTAATGGCGTCTCAAATGTTGCACCGGCGGTGGCGGTGACGTCGTAGTCCTCAGCCTGCACGGTATATTTTTTGGCTTTCACGAGGTACTCGTCGCACTCTGTCTCGACGATGCGGCCCTTTTTGATATGCACATACGCGCCCTCTTCAGAGTAGATGGCCATCTCGCCGCTGGCCACCTGCAGGCGGTATGCGCCGTTCTCGGTGGCAATGATGATGGCGTGCGACGTCTGGCCACCGATGGGGAGCACGATACACTGAGTGCCGGCAGGCGGGCAACTGGTAAACCCGAAGTGCTGGAACAGTTCGGCGTCCTGCAGCTGCTCGCCGGCGAGCCCTTTAAGCTGCACCTGCTGAATACTTAAATCGCTTTTAACACGGGTTAAACGCCCCCTGAACGCGAGCCTGAGACCTCGCAGTGCGGAGCGGATACGTTGATCAACCTGGTTCCACATCGACTATCCCCGTTTCCAGTTTTTTCTTTTTCCGTCCCTTGCGGGCCTTTTTCTTCTTCGGCCACGCATCAGGTATCCAGACACCGTCTTCTTTCAGCCTGAGCGTGGTCACCGTTCCGCCCGGACGTCCGCCGGTAAACTCCCGCCCCATCAGAAAATAGATGGCATCAATGCCGTGCGGCTCGCTGATAACGTGTATACGCTGTCCGGGCTCCCATAGTACGCCGTCGCTTGTCCGATGGCCCTGAACCCGGGCAATCAGGGAATAACCCTCCAGTCGGGCATCGGCCATCATTTTGCGGGCGCGGTAGCGAACCTGTTCCAGGTCATCGGCATCGTGCATGACGACCACCTGCGGCCGGTAATATGTGACGGTTGGATCTTCCACAACAAACTGCAGACCATGCTGGCCAGTCTCCGGGATTCCGGTATCGAGCTCGGTTTCTGTGGCTGAGTCGTCACTATCCGTGTTCGTCGTCAGGGTTGCCGGGCTGCTGACGTCGATAATCCCCAGCTCTTTTTTGTTGTTCGTTGAGTGTGCATGGCCCTGCGCCAGCACCGTCAGACGGGAAAAGCTGCGCTCCATACTGCTTTCATCGGTGAGGCTGAGCAGGTTGTTGCCTTTGCCGGAACGGCGCATCACCAGCGTAGCCACCGGCGCGGCCGTATAGTCCGGGCCACCGATGACCAGCGTGCCGTCCGGGCGGAACCATGGCCAGAGCCCGCGACCGGCACAGGCCCGCAGCAGGATATCCCATGCCCGCTCGCCCGGTTCGGTGGTGATTTTGTCATTGCGGATCGAGCTCTCGGCGTGCAGCTCGATGTTTTTGATACCCAGCGGCCGCACGACCTGGGCGATGACTTCTTCCAGGCTGGCCTGACGGCTGGTCAGCAAAGGTGATGCGCAGTCCACCAGGATGGCCGCACCGTCACGGCCGGTGACGGACAGCGATACCTGATCCCGGCTGACGGTACGGGAAACCCGGTCTATGCGCCCGGACATCACAACATCCGGCCCGACGCGAACCTGAACAGGAACGCCCCGGGCCACGCCTTCAGGGAAGATGCCGGCCGGCAGACCGAGACGCATCGACCAGGCATCGGCGGGGATAAGAAAGTCGCTGTCGATACCGTAGCCTGACCAGTCGGAATGCACCTTACCACCGACGATCACAGAGACTTTGTCGAGGTCGATATCCTGCGCGGCCTGTTTATTCTGCGTAGCCATTCAGCACGTCTCCCGGGATGATGTGATTAGGGTCCCGGAGGGACGGATTCAGGAGCTTCAGCTCGCCGGCGCGGGTGTAGTCGCCGTACCACAGGTGCGCCAGCAGGTGCAGGTTCGTGGCGCTGGCCACCGTGCGCTGAATCATCGGCGGCCGGGCATTAATCAGGGCCACAGCCATCGACTGCAGGGATAGCGCAGTATCGCGCAGGCCATCAATCACCGGCTGATACTGCAGGGCGATCGACGTCTCTGAACTGCTGACGTTTTCCATCTCCGCCGCCCAGGTACTGCGCACGCTGTCGATGGCGTTCTGTACCGCCTGACGGGCATCACCGGCGATCAGACTGATATCAGCGGGACTGAGTGAAGCCGTGATGGTCTCATCACTAAGAAGGTCTGACGCCTGCTGCGCCAGCTCGATGGCCACGCTGATCATGGTCATTGCGATGAGCTCGCGGATATCACTGGTGGTCACGTTCGCCGGCATCTCGACTGATGCGGTTACATCGCCAGTGACCAGACCCGCTGGCAGCGCGGCCACTTCATCGGCCTGTGTTTTTACCGCCGCCCAGTCCGCGATGACTACGGCCGGTGCTGACGCATAGACGGCAGAGTCGCTGCTGATGGAGCTCATCGCTGCTGAGCTCTGCAGGCTAAGGGCCGACTGAATATCGTTCATGAAGGCCGACGGGAAGTTAACAAAATCGGTGGTGCTGCTGATAAACCCGGTGATATCGCCGCGCAGAACCGCAACCATATTCAGCGCCGTCACGCCCAGCGCTTTGGCCCGGGCCAGATACTGCCGCGCCGTTCGTAGCGGCTTCATGGCGTTATCCAGCAGCGTCGCGGCGTTATCGAGAATACCCTGAGCCTGGTTGAATATGGCGTCGGCCTGGCTGAGTGGCCACTCTCGCACAAAGAACTCGACATCCAGACCTGACTGCAGGAACTGCAGATCAACGGTGCAGTAGTCGGGGTTATCGGCCTCGTGATTCACCTGGTAAACGTAGCACAGCATGTCCGGCATGACCCCGAACACCGGGTGTATCAGCTCGCCCGGTCCGCGGGTATAGATGGCCGCCATAAACGCCTGCAGCCGGCTCTCGTAGTCGTCACCGAAGAAAACCGCCTGACACTGCAGGCTGCGAGGTTTAGCGCCGAGATCATCAATATTGGCTCCGTCGCGGTACGGATATTCGTGCTGGGCGATATCGCGCTGCATGCTGTCGCGGGTGTTGATGATATCGAAGGCGATGCCCCGGAAGCTGGCATCCTGCAGATCCGTTTCCCATGCCATCAGTTCGGCCCTCCCTGCGGGCCACGGGTGGCGGACTGACTGTTCGCCTCGTTAACGACTTCCGCCAGCACGCGACCATCAACCTGCAGTTGAGTAGTGATGTTAATCGGCAAATTCTGAGCCGGACCCTGCGCGAACGGCGGCACCGGGAAGCCATTAACTGACTCAGGGACGCGGACATTCTGAGGTGAGGACCACCAGGAACTAAAATCCCAGTCAAAAAGAGGCGTTTTTTGGGCATCCATCTTTTGTTTAAGTAACTCACCGGGAGAAACGCCTTTTTCTTGCGATTCCTTATTGATCTCGTCCATCTGTTCATCCAGAGACCCTTTGATAGCAGCAGCTGCAGTGAAGTAGGTCGCAAATTTCCCAACGGCTCCAGGAACATCCTTGAGGGCATCCATTAACCCGTTCTTTTCATCGCCACCAATATCTTTCCAGTTAGTCACATAGACCGGGACAACACCGGCACCGGAAGCACCACCACCTGTCACCAGATCGGAAGGGTTGAAAGAGCCTCCACCGGCACCTTTTTTACCGAACCCGGGAAGACCTCCACCAGTAAGAAAACGGATACCGGCAATCGCCGCTGCCGCAGCGGCCAGTGCTTTAATGCCGGTGGTCGCTCCCGCAACGGCGGTGGTCAGCCCTGGATACTCTGCAGCATAGTCAGTAAGGTTTTTTGAGAGCGTGCCAAGCACTTCAGACAGCGGACGGATGGCATCCATTTGCGCGAAGTCAGACTGGTTTCCTAACTGATTAGTTTTAAAACCCGCCGTATCAGACATTAATTCGTAGTTCAGGTCACCCGCTGTCGCACCATCAGCAAGAGTTCTCTGCGCATTAGCGCTATCCCGAACCCCATAGGCATATTTGCGGTTAGAGCGATAAGCAACCAAAGCCATCAACGCTTGCTGGTCAGCGATAATTTGTCCAACAGATGAACCCTCGAGTATTTTTACCTGAGAAGCCATAATCCGCTGCTGGTCAGCGCTGTCAGTGGAGTTAGCAAGCCTTTTTTCAAGCTTGCTATACTCGGGGTTGCTGGCAACTATTTTATCGACGATCGCGCTGAAAGCATCAATGGAGTTCATGCCTTTGCCTTGCGCATTAACAAGGGAACCAGGAAGATCGATACCTTTTCCGTTGTACTTAATACGTTCTGCAGCCGTGGATGCATCCCTACTGGTTATCTTGGCAAGGAACTGCGTGACATTATTACCCGCCTGGCTGCTGCTGCCGGCAGTGATTGCAGCGGCCTGGTTTAAGCCAAGCAATGTTGCAAAATCATCAAGACCTTTCATACCCGCATTACCGGCGTTAGCTAACTGCTCCGGTAGATATTTAGCCATATCTGCCAGCTCAAACGAACCTGCCTGACCTGCTTTGATTGCCATATTCAACGCCTTTGGTATGTCTTCATTCTGTACACCAAAAGTCTGTTTCAGACGTATAGCAATCATCGCCAGATCCTGAGGGTCAGCGCCTGTTGCGGTCGAATATTTTTGAAGCATAGGTAACAACTGTTCTGCTGATTTAAAATCAACAGCACCTGATGCCAGTAACGCATCCAGAGTCCCGGCAGCACTTTCTTTATTACCGCCACCAACGGACACAGCCCGGCGAATCAGTTGATCCATTGATTGCATGCCTGAACGACGACCTGCGATTCCCTCATCTGCAAAGGCGGTATTGGCCATCATGGCCAGACGTTGTTCATAGCTCATCTGATTGCGAACAGGTTCACGTAGCACGGCCGCAGCTGCTGTAACACCACCGGCAATCGCTGTCGCATTACCGCCCCAGTTACGCATCCGCTCCATTTTTGACATGGACTGGCCCGCACCGTTCAGCTCAGTACGGAGCTGAGAGACCTGGCTAGTCATTGCCCTGAATGCCCGGGTCTGTTCGTTCGCACTCATGGTGCCGGAGCGCAGCAGTCGGTTATACGCCGCCTGCGTTTGCATGATTTCACGCTGGATATCTTTTTCTGAACGAATACCCAGCGTGGAACGGGCGCTCGCCGCTCGCTGATATTCCTGCTGGAGGGTTCGTGATGCACGAATACCTTCACGGGAGGATTGCTCCCGCGCACGGGCGGCATCGTCTTCGGCTTTCTTGTTGGCGTTCGTCTGACGAAAAATATCGGTCAGCGCCTGCCGTAAGGCTTTTGAGCCCTGATCCCGCGCAAGCAGGGTCATGGCAAGCTTTAAGTCACGCATTTACCTTTTTCCCTTTTTCCTGGAGGCCCTGCGGGATTTGATATGAGGGGAACGGGCTGCAGGTTTTTTCCCCTGCAGCCGCGCCAGATCGTCAAGCCAGGACTGCAGCTCGCCCAGCGTCATTCCGTTGACGCTGTCTTCTCTGATCCCGTACTGGCCAAGGGCGAGGATGGCGCGTCGGAGCCCGCTGAGTCCGGCAGTGTGCGCATCCGCTTTTTTTTAAGCCCGGCAAGCTCTGCATCGAGCAGATCCATATCATCATCAGTCAGCCCGTCCAGCAGCAGTTCAGCGGTGATGTCATCTGCGTTGAGGCTCCCGAGTGACTGAATCACTTCAGCCAGGACCGCAACGCGATAGTACATATGTGCCGCTGCGCTGGTCGTCTCGCCGAGCGCTTCCATCGTCGCCTGCAGCGCATTCACCGTATGGCGAATTACCGGCAGGGTAACGGTGTAGTCATAGTGAATGACGCCACTATCGTCCCCGGAAGGTACGCCGAACAACAATTCTCCTGATGCTTTCATTAACCTTTCACCTTACGCAGTGCCTGGATAGTGACATCCCGACGGGCTTCACTATCAACGCTGTACTGTTCACCCGTCTGGGTGGTAAAGCAGTCCAGGTAACTGGTCAACGGGTTACCATCAAGGTCAGTTGTCGTCAGCTTGCCACCCACCATGTCATCCCAGTCAGGCTCGGTGCCGTTTTTCGGGATAACAACGGTGATCTGCATCTGATGCTCAGCGATACCTTTCGCGTAACCTTTGGCGCGGCCGGTCCGGTTCATGGTCTTGACCAGCTTGCGGCCGGTGTTCGTCTGGGGACGGATGTCGGTCACTTCAATTTCCAGACCATCCCAGTAAAGAACGATCGCGCCGACGTATTCTTCAAGTGCCATTTAAATACTCCTTATAAATACAGGTCGATGACACCGGCAAACACATGCAGGCCGTTTACCACGTCCGCCGGGATACGGGCGTTAAGGCGGTTGCTGTCCTGGCTGTCGCGCTCGACAATCAGTTTGTCCTTGTTCGCCTCAACGTTTTCAATAATCTCCAGCTCTTCCAGCTTCAGCAGCACGTCATAGAGCTCGCTTTTCACCAGTGGACGAGTACGGGTGGAGAGCTTGCTACGCGGGAACCGCAGTGCAATACGCTCCCGGCAGGCTTTGCGCACATAGTCCAGGGTACGGATGGTGGTCAGGTCCAGCAGGGACACATCATCGACGCCGCTGGCGTTGCGGGTGTAGGTCGTGATGGCGCGGACGATCTGGACCGTCTCACCGGCCCCTACCTCGAACGGTACCAGGCCGTTATGCAGGGCGCTTTCCTGCTCGGTACGCCCCGGGCGGCTGGCGAGGTCGGTCACATCGAGCGCCATCGTCAGGGTGTTCAGTGGTCGGGCCGGATCTTCTTCGCTGGCAATACGTGCGCCGTAAGCCGCTGCAATCTCTGCCGGCAGCATGACCGAACCGTTATGCCAGCCCAGCGTGATGCGGCCACCGTTGAGCTGTGAAGCCAGAGTGGTACCGGCGGCCAGCGTTCCAGGCCAGCCGGCGACGCCAATCGCGCCGCGCTGCTCCATTGGACCGGAAACAAAATCCAGATGGGTGCGCAGCGTGGTCAGGGTGGCCTGAGTGGCAAACGGGCTGATGATGATGTTATGGCCAGCAGCCACAACGTTCGCCAGCGCCGGCGCAATATCCGGGTCAATGTCCCCGCCGGCCATCGCTGCCACCACTGTGGTGGTCCCCGTGGCTGTGGTCTTCGCTCGCAGACGAATACCATTGCCGGCTGCGCCTTTGTTCTTCGCGGTCAGCGTGAGAACGCCGGCAGCAACAGCGGCGGTAACGGGTAGTTCGGGCTGATTGTCGATGGCCGTTTTCATGGCGACAGCGATGGCCGTTGCCGTATCGGCCGCACTGACGGCCACATCCACGCGGGTGTTCCCGACCCACAGACTGACCACACCCTGCGAGCTGGCCGGCCCGGTAATGGTCAGCGTACCGGCAGCAGCAAGGCCAGCCGCCGCATCGCTGACGCCGATAACGGTCAGATCGAGATAGGCATAGGTATTGATGGCCGCCACCACCATCAGGTGCGCAACGGAGCCGTAACCGAAGTACACAGCCGCTTCATCAGCACTGAAAACGGATGTGGCCGTCAGTGCAGCAAGACTGCCACTGGCGAGCATCGGGGCGACAATCAGCACCTTCTGCGCATTCGCCGGCAGCGTGCGTACTGCGAGTTTTGTGTTGAACTCGAAGTACTGCCCCGGCTTGCGGATGCTCGACTGGATGACGTCGAAAGAAATGTTCGGGCTGGACATTATTTAGTTCCTTTGCCTGTCGTTGCTACAGCGGCCGTCACATCAACGGTCGCATCCGTCACTTTCACCAGATCGCCATCATTCAGGCGGCGCTGGTAGTAGTTGCTTTCGGGAACCTCTACAGGCTCCTGTTCGATGTAGCGGCGGGCATTATCCTCGCGCGGTACTCGGATCCCTTCACGGGCTTTAACTTTCATGATGAATAATGTCCTCAGCAACGAACGGCTCCTGGCCGTTCAGGAAATACTGCAAATCAGTGGTCAGCCAGGCCGGGTCATCCGGGCTATGCGCTCCGCCATACTCGCCAAAAATCTGGTCAGGATGACCGGGTGGCAGGTCTGCCGGTGCCAGCGGGAAGCGGCCGTTCTCCAGTGACTCCGAATCAAAACGGGTGTCGAACTCACAGGCAAACACCGACATGGCGGCCTTCTGTACCTGCGTGTTGAACAGGGTTCGTACCTTGCCTGGCATCAGGTGGTCAATCTTGAGCCCCAAATCCTGCCGTGCCAGCAGCCGGCGGATGGCGTAAACCAGCTGGTAGGAGCCGACCTCGTTGAATGACGGCCCACCGTGACGGGTAGCCTGGTCACTGCGCACGCTTCGCGCACCGGCGATGACCACGAACCGCCCGGTATCGCGCCACTTATTACGGGCGGTGCTCAGCAGCTCTGAGCCCTGAATACCGCCAAAGGTGACCCAGACACCCGGCAACCGGCGAATGACCTCAGCAGGTTCGCCATCGAGTTCGCCACTGTAGGAATGCACCCCCTGGACCAGTTTGCCGAGCCCCCGGGTGAGCCTGTCGATAATGGCGGATTCGATTTGCGTGATAATCAAAATGCACCTCCGCCCGTTTTATCGCGCCCGAACTCCCGGCCAGCCGAGGAAAAGCGGGACTGACGACCGCCCTGAGCGACTGAACCATCTGGCAGACGGCCCAGCGTGATGCGGCCATCAGCAACACGCTCCAGATACCTGATTGCGTCTTCATAACGTTGACGTATCTCCTCCGTGTTCTGCGTCTGCGCGCCGGTCAGTTCGTACCGTGCGATGTCGCAGCATTTACCCGTCAGGATCCCCGGGGTATCGGTCCATGGCACCGGATAACGGCCGGCGAGATAGCTGTCGATAGTGGCGGTGGCCCGCTCAAGGCCACCGTTCAGCACGTCGTCGTCAATCTCACCGGTAAAGTCACGATCGGAAAGCGCGATACATTCCGTTTCACCAAACTGCCTGACCATATCTTCCCGGGTGGCGTACATAGCTGACTCCGTTTACTTTTTCGCTTTGGCTGAGGTGTCCGCAGCGGCTGCATCATCTACAGCGGCTCTATCCTTCGCCTCCGGAGCTGACGCACTGCCTGCCGTACCGTCAGCGGCGTTATCCTTGACCTCCGGGACAGGCACGCTGCCTGATACCGTCAGCTCAGCCTGCAGGCGGTCGCGGTCAGCGGTCACCTCAAGCAGTTGTTGCATCAGACCAACCGAGTCCTCTTTGAGCTGCAGGGCGACGGTTTCCAGCTCCTGAATGCGTCCCTGCGCGGCCTTCAGCTTGTCGTCATCGCCGCTGAGTGCGCCGATATGGACAACCAGCGACGGCTCGGCTCGCAGGATGGCGATCTGCTCTTTGGTAAAACTGCCATCCGGCCAGGTCACCGGCACGTCACGGTGTGCCACCCCACAGCGACGGAACCCGTCGCGCTTTGCAGTAATCGTAATTTCAGGCATTTATGCATCCACCCCGGTTGAACCAAAACCCATCTGCCAGAAGCCATAACCGCCGTTGGAGCGGGCCTCGGCACCAAATTTGTACTTCTTCATCATGTAGACGTCGTCGCTGTCCAGGTTGGTCTGCTCGACGAACACCGGCTTCTTACGCTCCTGGTACACCAGGGGCTTGACCGGCTTGGTCACGTCAAACAGGTACCACTCGGTGTCGGTCGCCAGCCCCGGCCACACCAGCACTTTCGCTGTCCCCTTGTAGATGTTCGGGGTGTTGTCCGGAAAGCGATCGGCCGTCATCAGGTAGTTGGCGATATCTTCCAGCGCCGGCGGGACAACCAGCAGACCCGGCTGAATACGCAGGCTTTCACCTTCGTCGTCCTTGAAGTTACGCATCGCCGCACGGGCGGCACCAAAGGATGCCTGAGCGGCGGCGAACGTGGCTGCCGACAGCGCTTTGGTCCCTTTATTGGAAGCGGACCCTTTACCGACAGGGTGATCCGTGTCGAAAAAGTACTGACCGTCATAGCAAAGGTTGGTAAACCCGCTGCTAAGCAGTCGTCCGATGATGTCAGCCGGCAACTCTGCAGCGGACTGACCTGCACCCTGCGCCTGCTGCACATAACCCAGCATGGTGTCGTCTTCGACATCGTTACGATCAACCTCGACGGTCGCTTCCCAGTCCTTGTTACGGATGGTGTAGCTGAAGCCTTCCAGGGCTTTCACCACTTTTTCACCCAACCATTCACGCATTTTCGGGAAGCGTGACAGCCAGGCGTAGTTCTCTTCTTTGGTGCTGGACGGGACGACCATCGCAATCTGCTGCCAGTCGTTGGGGGTCTGATCAAACGCATTCTGAAAGGTCTTCTTGAGACCAACAAAAATGGTTTTCAGGTTCTGTTTGTTAACAATCACGGTTGCTCTCCTTAAATTTCAACCCAGACACCGTCGGACTCGACGGCAATAACGATACCGGCCACCGGTCGCACATTGGTGTTGCTGGTTTTTGCTACGGTGATGCTGTCGGCGACATAACAGGACTTACCGACATCCGCCTGGGTGACGGCATCCCCGGACAGGTTGGCCAGCTTCCAGGCTTTACCGCGACGCACCATCACCGACGTGGCCCCGGCTACACCGGTGGTGTTATCGGCGTACTCATCGGAAACGCCAAAGATGGTCAGAGTCGCGGTGGCTGAGGCAGGAACGGCCAGGCCACTGGCGTTAAGGCCAACCATATGGCCGCCAAAAATCATTGTGGCCGCAGCCACCGGCGCGGCGATCAGCTCGCCATTACGCCAGGGAGTGTTACGATCAGACATTGCTGTTTCCCTCGTTAAAATCTTTAGGATCAAGGCCCATTACGCTGAGCGCAGCAGGGTTCAGCTCGCCGTCAGGCTCATCGACCGTGCGGGACGGGAGGCCGGCCGGAGGATTCCCACCGGTCTGGGTGGTGGTGAGCGCCGCGATGCGGGTCTGCTTCGCCAGGTGCTCGCGGAGTTTATCGGGGCTGGATTTGGCCAGCGCCTCCGCCCAGCCTTTCTGCGCCGGCAGCAGGCGACCATCCGACAGGGCCACTTGAATCAGTTCGGTAGACTGCTGCAGGGTCAGCTGCGCAATTTGCTCATCGCCGGAGGCACGGGCCTGCTCGATCGCCTGATTCATGATGTCAACGGAGACCCAGAGAGCCGGGTCCGGGGTTTCAACCTGAGACGTCAGCGCGGCGACACTCGCTTCCAGCCCGTTAATCCAGGCAAGACCGGCGGCCGCCTGACTGTCCGAAGCCTTAATTTTGTTAATGAGCTTTTGCAGTTCGTTGAGAATGTCGGCTTCGGTTGACGAAAGCGGCAAACCCAGGAACCAGCGAAGCTGTTCCAGCAATTCATCCATCGTTGTGTCCTCAGTTGAAGTGGCGGCCAGGAGTGAAGCAGCGGCAAGCATTGCCTCGTCCATACCGTCCAGGGCGGGCGTATTGGTCAGGGCCGCGTTGATTAACGTGGTGACCAGACCAGTCGCGTCGTAAAGAAATACGGGGGAAATAAACTTGTACTCGCCCGCGTCGATAGCGGCGGCGGCAGCTTCAGTCCATTCAACATCCACCGCAAACAGGCCAACCCCTTCACGCCATTCCAGCTTTTTGAACCAGCCGGAAGCCGGAGCCGGCAGACCGTTCTTCGCCGATCGCAGGGTCTGGTGTTCGTAGTCGATGACATAGGGGGTCTGGCGTGCGTCAGCCGCCGCAATGAGCGAGGCCGCGATAGTGCCGTCAATAAACCAGCCGTCAGGGCATTCTGCCGGGCGACCATCGCCGGCACGGAAGGTGCCCGCCGGTAACAGCTGGATCACACCGCGAGTGGCGGCGTTGATGACCTGTGAGAGTGAAGCGATACGAGTTTTCATGACGCCGACACTACAGGGATTATTTCGGCGTAATAAGTTGACGGACTTCAGTGGGTATATAAAGGAAGAGAACGCGGAAACATCATGTCACTCTGTCAGGGTGCAGGACAATAGCGCTAAACGCTTTTAAACTGCTTTTAAAAACGTCTGAACACCCTTTGAAGGTAGTTCCGTTCTGTTTAACGCAAAGCAACGCCCTGTGATGCGTTACAGCGCGTTTTCGGTTTTAACGGGTTACCGGTAGATCTGACTGAAATAATCCACGGCTTTATCCTCCATCTCGCTGATGTCGGATTCGGTGAGACGCAGGAACGGACGCGCAGGCATATTGATCTCATACGCGGGGATGGTGTGCCACTCGCTGTAATTGGCCTTGCTCTTGCGGGCGAACTTGTTATTCAGCGTGCCATCCTTGTTCTGGCGATAGTACGCCTGCTGGCTGCGGGCGGGAATGTTAATCTTCCCGCCGGACTGGTGAATGCCGGCATAGATAACATTGGTCCCGACCGTCGCCATATCGTTGTCACTGTATGCGGTGATGCTGGCCGCCAGTCGCCCGGAGCGCTGGAGGATTTTACCGCCCCGGCGCTGCGCCCAGTAGGCATTGCTTTTCCAGTGCTGCCACTTTGGCCGACCCTGCTGGTCGAAGTTCTCCTGGACTGAATCTTCCATCATCCCGGCCAGCATCTTCATCAGCGGCGCGCGTTTCTCGAAGCTGTTGATCAGCTCACCCAGCGAGCGCTCGAAATCGGTGACGTCAAAAACGATGTTATAGGACATCTAATGAACCCTCCAGTAATGGTAACTCGGCCAGCGACTGCCGGGATGCCGGCGTCAGGGCTGCGCCGCCGTCCGGTAACTGCAGCTCATAGCCGCCAGCATTCTGCCCGGGAACGGCTCGCACCTGGTGGAGTTCCTCGCCGTTGCGGATGACATAAATCAGCTCGTCACCGTCGGCCACCACGGCGGCGGGCTGACGCAGCTGAGCCGGCAACAGTTCCCAGAGCGGCCCGGGAGACTGCACCACCGCGCTGTCGGTGACGGTCATCACCGCCGAGTCAGGCATGCGGCCACGACTGGCCAGCGCATCGAGCGTGCGGGTGCTGAGTGCGCCGGCATGACGGTAGACGCCGGCGGGTTCACGCAGCAGCGACTGGTTCACAAACCGGCGCATATCGGACGTGATCGCGTCAAGCAGCTGCGGTTCGGCAAGGGTGTGCTGTACGGCCAACGCGGCCATCTGTGGTGGTGCTGTGGTTGAGCGGTCCATCAGGCGCTGACCGAGACCGGCCAGCCAGCCCTGACCCGGATTGTGGCCGAAGCCGGCATCGGGGGTATAGAGCTGGCCGTTGTAGCGGAATGCCTGCACCTCGCGGGTATCCTGCGGCCCCCATGCCTGCAGCACGGTTTCCAGATGCCCCTCGCTCGACCAGACGGTGATGCTCTTGCTGTCGATATCGCTCTGCGAGCGCGTTCTGACGCGGCATCGGCATCCCCAGCCGTCGGGCGGATAGGAAAACTGCCAGATGGGATCGTCATAGCGGGCGGTCAGACCGTTCAGCGCCGCATGTGCGGGCCGGGTGCGCAGGTCCATGACCGCCACACGCGTCCAGTACGGGCGGTCGGCGGCGTTCTCCATCTGCTGGGCGTAGCGGCCGGCACCGTAGGACGACTGCATATTGGTTTCAAAGATGGTGCGCAGCCGGCGCGGGGTCAGTTGCTTACCCTCCAGTACGCCATCCTCATCGGCGACCAGCTTCGCCTTATCCGCCAGCCAGCCTTTCTGCGTCAGCGTCTGCGCCATCTGCCGGCGGAACTGCTCCAGCGTCAGCCCGTTGTCCAGGGCGTCCTGCAGGCCGTTGCGGACATCCAGCAGAATGTCCTGACGCAGAATGCCGGCGACGGTGAACGCCGTCGCGTGCGCCCGCGCCTCCACCTCATGCCAGTTAAAGCCAACGGCGTAGCCTTTGGACTGGAAATACTCGATGGCCTGCGCCGGCTTCAGGCCGATCGCATAGCTCAGGTCAACGCGGTCAGGCATCGGAATTCAGCCGCCCCCATACGTCCGCGACAAAAAGTGCCTGCTCCAGCAGGGTCACCAGCTCGCTGTCATCCAGGTCAGGATAACTGCCGGCAATGATATCCATCGCCTCATCCGGCAGTTTGCCGTCCTGCAGGGCCGCAACCAGCGGCGCAATCAGGTTTTGCATGGCGGCGGCGATTTTATCCGGTACCGGGCGGCCGTTATCCAGCGCCTCCTGCGCAGGGTCAGAAAGTTCGGCAGCCGTGGTCAGGGCCGCAATCCGCCGGAAGCGCTGACTCAGTGCGACAGGGGATGGTGTACTGGTCTGCGAGGGAGCCTCCAGTACCGCTTCATCCTGCTGAGGAACCGGGATACCCAGCTTCTTATGCACCCACGAGGCCGGAATACTTTTGACGCCGGATTCCACCAGGTTTTTCACGCCGGTGGAGAAGGTTTCGATCTCTTCGATATCCCGGGTATCAAACACCAGTTTAGGCAGCTTACGACGGGAAACCTCGTACCCGTTGATACGCAGCAGCATATCGATCATGTTGCGGAAGAAGCCTTCCAGCTGGCGGGCATCGGCAACAAGAATATCGTGGCGGACGTCGTTATGGACGTTCCCCAGGGCATTGGTCGAAGTCTTGCCATCGGCCTGACTGGTGAGCGTCGCCCCGAGGATGACTTTGGATTCAGTGCGCTCGCACCAGTCCATCATTGCGACGAACGGGTCAGGCTGGCCGGAGGCAGCAGATTTAAAGTCGATCTCGGTACCGTGCGGAATAATGCCGGCCGCATTGTGGCCAAGCTGTACCAGGCAATCAAAGAGCACGTCTTTATCTGCGTCGGTCGCCCCGGCCATGTACGTCCCGACTCGCGCCGGCAACCCGTAAATTTCCAGAAACTCCGCCAGATCGCGCACGGCAAAGTTCTTGAACAGATACGGCCAGACCAGCACACGGTACAGACCCGACTGACCGGTGAAGCCGGTTTTGGCATTGTGTTTATGCACCATCCAGCCGAACGCCTGCAGCTCGGCACCGTCGATACTTCCGTCGTTCAGACGGATCTCATCGCCCCTGTCAGGGCGGGCCAGAAACCAGCGGTTAGGCCGCAGGTGCGCGGCAGACGGCAACCAGACGTTCTCTTCCATATCCCATTCCAGCTCCTGACAGCTGAAACCGTGCCCGATCGCATCCGCTGCCTGCAGGATGATATCTTCCAGATTATCCAGGGTATCGAACCACTCCTGCACCATCGCCGCGATGTTCTTTTCTTCAGCCGTCGCATTGCGGCGCGGCTCAATGCTCCAGTCCAGCCCCAGCAGCGCGTTTTTACGCTTGGCCATCTCCGAAAAGATATGGCCGTCTTTTTCGATCATGTCGTCAAAGAGGTCGGACTGAGCAGAAAGGTATCCCTGTTCCGCTTCCTGCAGTATCCGTGGCAGACGGCGAATGGTCAGCCCCCGGGACGGATGAGAAGCATACGTGCTGTTCAGCTGTATCATCCGTGCAGTCTGCGGCTCCTTCGTCACCGCCTTATCAAACGGGCGACCCCACTGGTCAACGATTTTGCTCATTACCATCCTCCGTTACCGAAGCGCGAGCGGCTGCCCCGGCGCGTCGTGTCTGTTTGTCTGTCGTCATCCCGGTCATCGTCCTGCCGGCGCGGCACCTTGCGAAAGCCGTCGCGCGTACCAAAGGAGTTGCACAGCGCCCAGAGCATATGCAACGCATCCGGGCCGTCGTCGTGGTCGGCCATGGGAAAGTGGCGCAGTTGCTCTATCAGAGTGACCTGGCTCGGGTTAAGCCGGATCAGTTCGTTAAACACATAGGGCTGCAGGGACTCGATACGCAGGATTTTGTCGGAATGCGGGGTAACCGGCATCGCCGGTACCGGGATGCCGGCAACTGCCGACTGGCGGACCAGTTCGGTGCGCAAAAACTCCTGGAACTGAACAGCTTCAACCGACCAGCACAGGCATCGGTATTCCCGCTGCAGCGCAATGGTGTCGCTGATGATGACGCTCGGCAGGCGTTTTTTGATACGTGCTTCGACGACGTCAAGGACGCCGGTCATCCGGTTAAATCCGCCAACCAGGATCGCTGACGGGTCGCGGGAATTACCTTTTAGACCCAGACTGGGGTCGATGCTGCCGAAGAAGGACCACTCCTTCAACCGGTTAACCCAGAAGGTGATACAGGTGGCGAACGGCGCATCATCGCCGCTGACCGGGTCATTCTGATACTCACTGTCGAAGGTGCTGTGACCATCACGGGCGCGGATCAACATCAGGGTATAGAGTGGCCGCGCTGACCAGGAGACCACCGCGCCGGCTTCCATCTCGTCCTTATGCTCATCGTAAAACGCCCGAGCCAGCAGCTCACCGTCCTCGTCGTTGTTACGCAGGACTTCTTCCCACTTATCCCACAGCGTCATGTCTGACGGCCAGGTGATAAGGGCCTTAAAACGTTTGCGTTTCCACAGGGGGTTTTTCAGGGTGCGTGACAGCACCGAGTCGTAGTGCAGGATAGTCCCGATGTAGATCACATCAAACTTGGCACCCGCGCCACCCAACGGCAGCACGGTCTTTTTCAGCCAGTTGTCCAGCTTGTCGCGCTGGTCCGGGTTGCGGACCAGCTCATCGTTCTCGATGTCATCGAGCACAGCGAGGTCGGGACGATACGGACCATGACGCAGACCACGCAGCTTTTTACCGCTGCCAGCCACCTGCACCTTGATATCGGTGGCGGTCAGGATGGTACCCATCTGCCAGACGCGGCCAGCCCCGCAGGCGTCGGAAAAGTCCATCTTCAGACGCGGGTTCCAGCAGAGCTCGGCCTTGATGGCTTCCAGCATTGGATATGCCTGGTCGATACTGTCCATGATGATGACCGGGTATTTTTTCAGCTCCAGGATAATGCACCACAGAACAAAGAGCTGGCTGACGATGGTTGATTTGGCCTCACCGCGGGGAGCCGCGATGGCGTCCTGCTGACTGACAGTCGCATTAACGATTTCAGGCAGACGCTGAAACAGGAATTTGTGCAACTCCGACTCATCCTTGTGGCGGATATAGTGCGGGAAGTAGTTCTGCACGAAGTAGCGGAAGCCGTTAACCGGATCCCTGACCGCCTCACGGCGCTGATTGACGGCCTCCTGAGACGGGTCAAAGCCGACCTGTTCCGCCTCGATGGACCGGCGCAGCGATGAGGCCAGCTCGTTGAGCTGGGCCTCAAACTCCTTTTTGTTCAGGGTGACATTCTTTTTACGCGCCACAGTTATTCCCCGATACGCGAAAGCGGGACCGTCTGCCCGGCCAGTTCGTGCGCGCAGTCCGCCAGATACTGGATAAGACCATCGCGCACAAAGCTGTGGCAGACACGGTGCTGGTCCTTAGCCCGGTCATCAAAAAATGCCGGGTTATCGCTCGGCTCTTCCCAGGTCACCAGGATACTGGGGTTAAAAGTCGGGCGAACATAATCATGGTTCCAGTCCCAGCGCGGGCCGTCGCCCTGGCCAATGGTCACCTGATGGGGAAAACCGCAGCCCGGGCAGATGAAAGACAGGCGATCGTGAGACACATTTTTCACAACGGCGGAAATAAACATGATTTATTCCCCCTTTAACGCATCGTTAACAGCCGTTTCAAAGCGGTCTTTATCGTTCCAGCGGTTGCGGGAACACTCCATAACTTCAACGCGGCCATCGAGCAAATGAACTTCGATGTAATCTTTAAATTCCGGCGCGATGATATAAGCCACTTGACTGGCCATCACGCTGATACGGCTATTAACTTGGATTAATTTGTCAGCCATAATAAAAATCCTCTTTAATTTCTCCGCAGGAGAGATCGCTATGCAGGAAAAGCATTTCGCACTTCTGGACGCTTTATGCCGCCACGAACTTCAAAACCCGCTTCAAAGTTGTCAGCCCGAAAGCATTGATGCTGATACCGCCCTTGAATACATCTGGCCCTTACAAGACCGCTTCAGAAAACGACTCCATCAACTCAAAACTGTCCGCTATCGTCGTCAATACGAGCGCGAGGCTGATAAAGCCATTCGCGATTACGTGCTGAACGACGCAAGCTGGGACGACATACCACTGGTGGTTCTGCGCGTTCTGCTTGAGCGTTATCAACAGTCCATCATTCTTTGTGTCGCAAATACGCTTGATAAAAGCCGACCCCTCATGCATATCCCGGCTAACCTTTCCCCCCATGCGAAAACAAAATTTGCAGTTGCTTTTTGGTTGTACTTAATGAAGCTCCCGTATGAAGTGACTGACGAATCAGCTCTCGACATTGATTCAGCATTTGCTGGTCTATCTGACCGGTTGCACTGAAACCCCGCTGATGAGCGCTGCTCAGCAGCGCTCTGAAATCCTGATTAGCCATAGTGTTTTTGCACCTCATTACCAAAGGGTTCGAGCACCTGGACAAAGGCTTCCATATGCTTCGGATAGTGCTCACTGATGAAGGTGGACAGCATCGTGATGACCTCCATCGCTGTGGCCAGCTGCGAGGTTTCCGGCAGAACGCGCTTGCTCGCCACCGTCGCTTTATTGAAGGCATCACTGAGACTGGCCAGCAGCTCAACGCGTGCCTGTGGCGGCAGCTGTGAATCAACGTTGAGCTGTTCAATGGTGGTCTGATACTGGACCAGCAACCCCATCAGGATGGCCCGGCCGACGTCCTCCATGCCATTACCCGCCAGCACGTTCGCGGCCCGGAGCTTGTCCCAGTCGTCGCCGCTGTCCTGCGCGTCTTTCTTCCAGCGGGCGGCCGTCGCAAAACTGACGCCGCATTGCGAAGAAACGATCTGCAGTGACAGCTGGCTCTGAATATAAAGCCGGCGGACTTTCTCCCTTGTCTCGGGCGGATGCGCCATATCAGAACCCCATCTTGGCCTTGATTAAGGAAATGGTCGTCACGACCAGCCCGCCCGACAGCGCCCCGGTCAGACCGCCGGAGATAGCACCCTGACGGATAACCCGGCTTTCCATAGCATCAATACGCCGATCGATACGCAGCACCGCCCCGGAGATTTTCTCCAGCTCCGGCATGATGTCTGGGGAGAACGGCCGGCGCTGTTCCGTCAGCAACTGCTGCAGAAGCATTAACGGGTCATCGCCGGCCAGCCTGACCGACGGCGTCACGTTTGCTGTGGTGATACGACGCTGCCGCCGCTTTTGTCTGGCCTTCATGTCCTGTCTGCCTTCTTGTCCAGTTTGTCGAGGATGCGGTTCAGTGAGTTCTTGATGTCCCGGATGTTGTCCGATACCAGGCTGTAATCACGCGAGGCATCGTCCCGCCGCTGGTATTCGGTTCTGATACGGTCAACCGATTCTTCCAGATCGCGGATATCGAGCTGCAGTCGGCGGATCCAGATACCGCCGAACAGCGTGACAAGACCGAGAAGTAACTGATAAAGCATGTCCGATGTCATTGCGGCTCCTTACCGTAGAGCTGGCGGATGGTGTTCAGTTTGTTGCGGATGAGCTGGCACCATTCGCCGTAGTCGTTGCTGTGGCCGAGGATGCCCCGGGGAGAGAGTCCGCCGCCGGCGCTGCCGGCATCGCCGGAATATCCAGCATTTCCGCTGTTGGTTGCTGACAGGTATTGACTACAACCGGGTCCGGCTGGATAGCCGAGGTTTTGCTGGTACAGGCAGAGAGCGCGAGGGCCGATACCAGTCCAGCTATCGCCATCTTTACGCGTGAGTTCATTGATTTTTTCCTTCAGTTTTTGCTGTGCGAGCGTCAGTTCTTTGCCTTTGGCCAGGAGCTCACCAGAAAGCTTGTCCGCCTGCTGGCGGTAGTATTCAGCCAGATTCACCTGAGCCTGCAACTGCGACTGATTTTGCCTGGCCTTATCAGCATCTGTTTTTTCACGCTCGACTTTGTAGTCGTCGAACGCCTTCTGGACGGTGACCGTCGCGTTGTTCGCCGTCTGGACGTCACCCCGCATCTGGCTGGCACATACCTGAATACCAATCCAGATCCCCGCAAACAGAATCAGCGCCACAGCAACCAGCCAGGGGAGCAGCGGTTTAACCAGTGTCCAGAGCTTACTGACCATCGGGGGTGCCTCCATTAGTCGGGGCCGCAGGCTGATCGCGCTTCATGGCCACCAGTTTTGACCCGATGTTATGACCCGCCCAGGCGACGATGTAGGCGGTAAACATCCACTCCTGCAGCTGCAGGCTGTAGCCGTACCAGATGACGATCGCGGACGTGACCAGAAAGGTAAAAAAGGTAATGGTGTCGGAGGTGCTGAGCCGGCCCGACGGGTTAGAAATCAGTTCTTTGAGGGACATAACGCCCTCCGGGCTTTCTCGAAGAGCATGGCGCGGTCATTGAGACCAACCAGCGCGGGGTTAATTTTGCGCGTGACTTCGACCACATTGGCGGCATCCGCCGGCGCATTACAGCCGTGTTGATACCAGTACCAGGCGGCAGAACGGGCCGCATTAACCGGGTCAAGCAACAGGTCTGGATGGTTCAGCAGGTCAAGCCCCAGCGCCTGCCCGCAGGCCCGATAGTTGTTTTTGAGGGTGACCTGAATCAGCCCACGACCGCGATAGCGCCAGCCGTCGCCGGTGGACTCGGAGCCGTTGCCGCCCTGGTTGGCATACACAAAATTGGCGGTCGCTTCAGGCCTGCCGACGAACTGCTGGGCCAGTGTCAATTCTGACGGCTCAATCTTACGGTTTTTATTGAGATCGAAGTCAGAGCGAAAAATCATCGCCAGACGCGCAGCATCGCGGTAGTACAGGCTTTCGACGACCCGGGTAAACCGCAGACTCTCATGCCCGAGCTGTGCAATAAAGCCAGCCTGGCGCAACGGAGTATTGATAAAGAACTCGGCCATGGCCGCATTCAGCGGATCAAGCCATTGCTGCGCTCGCTGTTGAGTAATGCCGGCGGCACGCTGGAAGTCGTTGAGATTCATGAACTGACACCACAGGGAGTAAAGGTGATGTCAGTATTACAGGGAGGGGATCAGGGTATAAGGTGACGGGCTTCAGTGGTTTATAGGTCGCCTTCTAGGTTTTGCGCCTGTAAGTTAGCTAATTTTTTATCATAATCTGCAGAAGAGTAGATCAACTGACTCATGTCCTGCCCGCTGGATATGTCTCTGGTACCGACTAAAAGTACTGTATCTTTATCATATCGAATATAAAGAGACCCACCTTGCGCCATTACTTTTTGACCTTCTTCAGGAGTTGTAGTGGATGATGGTTTACCATACTTCTTCTCAAGAGCAGCGGTTAAGGGGGCAATCCCTGAATTAAGACTTATAGCGATCCTCTCAAACTTTCCATCAAGAAAGATAGCCATCGCCAATGTATCTGAACCAGAAAACTTAAAGTTTTCACAGTAATACGATTGCAATCCCTTGATACCACTACCTTTGTACTTTTGAAAATTGCACCATTTTGCTGCAAGAACGGAGTTAACATCAGCCCCGAATTTTACACCCTTGTAGCCATCCACCGCGAACGACTGAAAAGAAATAAAAGATATCAAAACCCCCAAAGATATTGTTTTGAAAAGCATAGATGTTCCTTTTTTTTAAAATAATGCACCTTGATTATGCTCAGATGAGTTTTTACGCTGCGCCAGAAGATGCCAGCCAGTACGATCGCTGAACCCGTACTTCGGACACAGTAACGTCATGGCCATCAGCGAAGAAGTGCCGCTCTGGTTAACTTCATCAAATTCAGCAAGGAAACGAACATTGCGCAACTCGCGTAAGGCTCGCTCACAACGAGGGAGATACAGAGGTTCACCCGTAAATTTCTGGAACAACAACTTGGTATTGTGGTCGCCAATGGTATCGCGGAGGAGAGCGGCACGTTGACCGCCGAAAGCGCGGAGACCTTTTCCGATCGGAAAGGTAGTGCCACCGAACGCAGACAGCAGCCGCTCGGTGGCCGGGAAGCCGATGAGGTCAGCTATCTGGATGACTACCGGGGGCAGTAGCTCTGTTACCTGTTGCAGATTCATCGGTTGTCTCCCGTTTTTTACGCCGCTTTGCGTCTATGGCCAGCGCTTGCATCAGTTTGGTTAACTGTTCGCTGGTTAAAAATTCCACGCGCTTCACCTGAAACATATGATCGCACATTTTCTCGGCATAATTCCACGGACGTTTTGCATCTGCAAGCAAAGCTTCAATTTTGCTGAGCACCGTTTTACGCGAACGGGCAACGTTAGGGCGCTTTCCGTGACGCGCTGACTGGCGTGGGAACCCCTGATCGTGCATGTATTCACGCACAGCCTGCAGCTCGTCGAGGGAGCATTTTGTGGATGAGGTTTTGCCGTTGCACAGACGGGCGAGAACGGCGCGATACGTCGCGTCATCCCAGCCCAGATGAGCCTGACCGGCTTTGATGGCCCCGATAAGGCCGCGTTTTGCTGGAGTTGACATATTGCCTCCTGTTGGTTGCCATTACGGCAGGCACTCAGCATAAGTGCCTGCAAGAATGACTCACTGAATGGGTTCGAGTTTATTGACCGACACGCCCCCGATTTTCCCTGCAACCCGGACTACCAACCGGCCGTTACGTACATGCCAGGCCTCAGAGGTGGTGATGACTTCTTCCACTTCAGACATCCCGGGAACGATGTAATACCGGAACCGGGAGCCCACCGGATAACGCCGGTTAAAGTTACCGGCGGTCATATTACGCAGGAGGCTCTTCATTGTTCCCCCGAAGGCAATCAGTAATTCTGATAAGACCGTTGTCTCGCAGATAATCCATCACCGCTCTAGGTAATTTGTTATCAGGGCTGGCAGAGCGAAGCGCCAGCGAAAGACGCTTAATCCACATAACCAGAGCTCTGGTCTGAAGGTCAGCAGACAGAGGGCTGGCTGCGCGGAGAATTTCACGCGCAAACATACGCAGGCGCTCCCGTTTGTCGGCAATGACGTACTCGATGTTTCCGCGAGAATCGAGCACGGCGTCGATCTGTTCATCGGTCAAAGACAATACCGGCGCTGACTGCGGGTCGGAGAACAGTTCAGTTTTATTCAGCGGTTTATGGTTACATTTCGGGCAGACGTCATTATCTCGCCAGTCTGTAATTGTTTCGAACCCGCAGCACCCGCAATCGTATCTGATATAATCAGGTTCTCTATTATTGGTCATTATTTCGACTCCTCTCTGAATTCCCGAATAAAGTCGCCTTCATTTGGCTGAACAGACCGCCAGATGTGCATTCCGCATTTACGGCAGATAAAATGTGAGCCGTTACAGCGAATAAGGTGAGTTTCAAAACGATGCCCAAGAAACAGGCATCGGATAGTGGTGAGAGTGCTGATATTCATGAATTACCCCTTACAGTCAGGAATATATTCATTGCCTTATCAGTTAGTTTGGCGGTGCGGTAACGCTCTATACCCCACACAATCGCATAACAGATCCAGAGGTAATGGACGCTGTACGCCTGGAGACCTTCAATCCCATCCCAGATGTCGAACGCGATGACATCTCTCGGGAAATAGGTGCTATCGAGGGCATGATACGCATCGCTCTCTGTGGTGAAGTTGTTACCCTTAAGCTCATCTATAGCGTCTCTGACCTCTTTAGCGTCATCATCGTCGTCACATTCTTCGAGATAAGCATCAAGCCACTGCTGTAACCCGCTATCAAAGGCCTGTGCATCGAACTCGAAACAAGGCGATTCACGCCGACCACGGCCTGCACCAGCCTCAAATTTCTCGGACCAATAGCCAGGGTTAATAAGAAAACTTTCCTGCCGCCCGAAATGGCTGGCCGTGAAGAACTCGAACATGTCTGCGATGCGGCTGAAGGTCCACGTTCCCATATCGCCGGTGACGCACAGATAGCCTGGCCATGTAACCAGATCAAACCGATAACTGTTACTGCCATTACGTGAAAACTCCAGATGACGATAAATACCATCATCGCGGTGAACCTTCATTGTGTGGTTGGCAGTATTTATCAGGAATCTATTTAAAACATCTTTGTCATGACTCATTTGGTGGTTTTCCTAAAAAATAAAGTTAAAAAGGACGATAGCTAATGCTGAAATAAAGGTGATGAAGATGACTGACCAGAAACTACGACGTTCGGCCGGATCCCTGAATCTCGATGCGTCAGTCATCAGCTTTTGTTTCTCGATATCTTTATGCTGTTGGTTTAAGTTCATGCCAGCGCTCCATAAACAACTTTCTGGCCTGACGTGGATTAAGCGGGCTGATGATAAATTTATCCGTAGGCTGAATGCCCCTGAGAATGGCCCACTCGGTATCGTCGTCAATAAACAGGTCACGGCGTTCTGTAGCCAGCATGATGAGGTCAGCTTGTTTGACTACAGGGCTCATGGTTTCAGGAAGGCCAAACTTCTGGTTGATTAAGCTCTCAACCCATTTTTCAATACCGCGATAATCCGGCAGTAAGGCTTTAAGCGGCGCGGCAATATCATTGCAGTAAGCCTCGCTGGCGTCGTGCAGCAGCGCTTCAAGTGCAAACTCAGACGGCACAAGATAGCTGGCCAGCACGGAATGCTGAGCGACGCTATAGAACTCATCCAGATGGCCGGTAAATCGACACAAGTTAGAAAGCGCCTGGGCGATATCATCAATATAAATAACGTCAACGCCTGAATTACAAAAATAAAAGTGCTGACCTGACCAGGTGGTAATAAAGCGGTTTTCGGTATTCATGCTAATCTCCAGCGTTTTTTATGACGTTCTACTGCCTGTTTCATTGCGGTTTTATCAGCCGGTTTACGGATTGACTGACCGCTACGGGTATAAAACTGAAATCGTGTCTTGCCTGGGTAATCGGGATGCTCAATCACAACCGAGTTATCATTCAGGTGGTAAATGCGCTTCTCACCCATATCCTGAATTTCGCAACCCGATACGCAAAGATATGCTGCCATTCAGGCCCCCTTAAATAAGGTTAATAACAACTCCCACATTTTTAGGCCGTAATAAATGCATGCGACCCACAGAGTAATGCAAAATAAAACGCATAAGATTTAGGTAACTGGACGGAGGTAAGGGCTGAGCATGATCCGGTCATAAAATGAAAGTGTTTTCATTTGGTTCACCTTTAAAAGTCAATTCGGCTGGTGATTCTCAGAGATACGCTTTCTGAATAATAACCATTGCTTTCACCACACCAGCGAACCACAACATGCCCTTTCGCTGTTCCAAACTTGAAAAAAGTCCATGTTCTGGAAACATTGGTATCAGTTTCATCTTTATTGCTGACCACCTCAGCTTCAAGTAACGGTGAATCCTCAAGGTCACTCAGGTCACCCTCAACATCCTCAATCCAGACACTTTCACAGCAATCATATACATGGAAAAAGGTGAATGTATTTATCCACCCATGGCGAAAAACAAGCTCCGTCCCTTCGTTGTTTTTTTCCACTGAAACAAAAATCTTATCCAGCATTTCGTTAATTACAGTAACCGACATAGTCTTACCCTCATTTCAGGCGTAAGCATCCCCCTGACGCATTACGCCATTTAAAAAACATTTAAGGTTTAATTAGTCCTGACGCGTAAGTGAGTTCACGTTAGCAAGCCAGGGCTCTACGTTAATTTCCACGATTGTCGACGACTCTAAATCTATGGCCGCAGCAACCGTTCTTACGGCCCGACGATCTGTTTCTTCCGGGCGTTGATGCCAGAACGCGGTACCCGGTTTATATTTCCGGTTAAACTCTTTCGCTTTCATATCACACCGCCGCCATATCCAGAGCGATAGGACGATACTGGTCGGTATCGCCAATACGCTCATAAATACGAATATAGGCACTGGTGGCCACAATCTGGACCGATTCCCCGATTGCAGTCATGGCGCTGTGCCAGCGCGGATCATCAATCTCATAGCGGCGCAGAGCCAGAACAGCACCGGTAGATACCTCGCCTGATTTATCGGTTGAGAACGCACGATTGATGAGGATCTGCAGCTCAGGCCGTGCGCCCTCAGTCCAGTCAGCAAGGCACTGGTCAATGAGTTCTTTAGCCGCCTGCAGACGCTCATCAAAAGCGATGCGGTCGGCCATAGCCCGCTGAATCTTATAACGGCCATCAAACGTGAAGAGCGTAACATTACCTTTCTTACCGCCCATTTTCACGCCATATTCATTTCCCGAAAGGTCAACGAACGCCGCAATATCAGCAAAGGAGTTATTTTTAAACTCAGCCATCAGTTTATTAAGCTCAATCGCTTTAGTCACAATCTCGCCAACCAAAGAATCACGAGCAAGGTCGATAGGTTTCAGCAGTTTTTTAGGAATTAACGCACCTTTAGCATCTACCCAGTAATCGGCCGGAACAGTAGCTTCAGTGAATTGTTTATCTTTCTTATCCATGATGGACCTCATTTAAATGTTGAAAAAACTTAGCGATTTCAGCACTGGCACAGGCCAGCATTAACGGTGCAATAATATTTGACGTATCTTTAACTAAACGGGAGTCCGTTTTTTCGGCCGATATTATTGCGGATAAATGAACTTCCCCTTCAACTTCCGTAACCGTAAAAATAATTTCAGCCATACTACCTCCAGATAACATGCATCCCGCGCCAGATAAGCATTTTGACCTGAGCGCTTTTGCCATCCTTACGCTCAGTTATTTCGACTTCCTTCCCGCGCCACGCCTCAAACGGGCGGTCAACCTCGACGATTGGACGGCGGAATCGGGTGTTAATGTCCAGCACCTGCAGGCCACCACGCATCAGGCGGTTAATCGGGGCCATCATTTTTGGATCGTTAATCGGTAAACGGCACATAGCGACTCCTGATAATGGTTAATGAAATGAATCATTGCCTTTCACGGGAACAGACGATAAATCGTTAACTCTCCCAAACATTTTGGTCAGAATGGAATGAATAAAACCTCCCATAGAAGCCTGAATAGTACGCGCGGCTTTATTTACCAGTTCTGAGTCGTTAGCGTCTTTAATCATGCGGCACTGAACATCAATGCCTTTTCCCTTACGGGTTACGGATATTTCAATTTTGGCCATAGCTCCCCCTAATTAATCAGCATTTCAGCAAACTTACGTACCGCACCCGCGCTGACAGCATTACCGCTGATATCGCTGTGTCGGCTGACGCCGCGAACCAGCTTGAACAACCGGCGAGCATTACCATGGCTTGCCTTAAACAGCGCCTCGCTGACGTCTGCCTTACCGGCATCCGGCAGCATACTGACTGCAATATCAGTGATATCGCTCTGCGGCAGGGAATCACCGAGGCAGAGAGCAAAGCCCACGCGGCTATATAGCTGCTGATATTCACCGCGTTTCCCTTTCAGGTTGATAATAAGACGCGGCATTCCCGCCAGAACCATGCCAATACCCGACTTGTCGTGGATGCGGCGCAGGGTCTCCAGTGCGCGGTATGGCAGGTTTTCCGCTTCATCGACCATCAGAAGACGCCCGGAATCACGCAGAGCTGCGATACAGGCTTCGCTGAGCTCGTGCATGTTGCCCCGCTTGCTGATCCCCAGCAGGCCGCAGAGTTCCTCCAGCACGACACGGGCGGTATACCCCGGGTCAGCCTCAATGAGCAACGCATCACGGTGCTGCGCGGCGTACTCACACAGAATCATAGTCTTACCCAGACCTGCAGCGCCGAAGATAACGTTGAGATCGCCATCAAGGTGCGCAAACCGAATTACCTCCATCCCCTTGCGGGAAGTTACGGTTGGAATAAAGCGAGCCGTGATTTTCTGAGATTTTTCTTTTTCCAGCTCACGGTTGATAAAGGTCCGGGCCAGTTCATCAATAGAAGGAACATCACCGGCATATTTGCCCTGCAGGTATTGGTTAATTACGGCTGCACTTTTGCCAATGGCGCGGGCCACCTGTGTCTGGCTGTAGCCTTTGCGGGCCATCAGGTCATTCAGTTCTGCATGTATGCTCATATTCTCTCGCTTACCGGGTATTACCGGTTTTTTTCAGATATTCATCACGATCGGTTTCAAGGAAGAAATACGGCTCTTCTTCTTTTTCAACGGTATATTCAGCTGGGATAAAACTGCTCAAATCATCGAATCGCTGCCCTGGAAGAACTGAGCGGCCCTCAGCTTCGATCTCCTGGACTTTATCTTCGACGCGTTTCATACGGCGCTGGCGACGTTTCTCAACCGCCACATCCATAGCGCTGACCGGTATCGCCGCGCGTTTATTGCCATTCCAGATAGCGGTACAGACATAAGAACCATCCATCCGGCGCACGATGACTGACTGCGGGTCATGAATATCGAAGGCTACGCGCACCTCTTCGCTGTCGACCTGGATCAGCTCTTCAGAGAAATAATCGTTATTGAACAGACGAAGCCATCCCCGCTGCGCGGTACGTACCATTTCAGGCATGAACGCTTCCCGCAGTTCAACGTCGGTCAGATACTCTGTTTCGTCACCTTCGACCTCAAGAACAGCCCGACGGTACGCAGCAGGCGTCATATGCTTACCGTTGCGCCTGGGTAGCTCGCTGTGCTCGTGGGTGTTGTTGTAGTCGTCCACTTCCTCCGCAATGGCGTCAAGCAGCTGCTGCCAGGAAGGCAGTTTCCCTAACGCGGTACGTTGTAAGGGCGTCAGTTCGCGGCCATTCTCCTGCGCTTTGACGGCCGACTGAATAGCACGAGCCGTAATGCGGGCGTGCTCACGGTCGGCGCTGTCGCCGCTGAAGGTGTCAAACTGCATCGCTACGCGGCGTGGAATGCCCTTATTCATACGCTCGATGATCCCGCGAGACTGAGGGCGTCCGGGAATACTGGTCGGGTGCTCAATACCCAGACGGCTGAAAATACCTGTCACATCAGCATCAAGCGTTTTGTTGGTCTCACCGCCACCGTTATCGGAGTACACAAACAGCGGCTTACCGAAGTGGCGCATGGCGTACCGGTAGGCATCGGCCACAGCGATAACGCTTTCAGATAAGGCCAGGCTCCAGCCGACGACAAAGCGTGTCCGGCCATCAATAATCAGGGTCAGCTCGGGTGTGAAAGGGCGACCATGATCGGGATGTGCAACTTTCATTTCCAGTGACTTACCATCAGCAATCCAGCAGCCATTCACAGGCATCAGCGACCAGTCGCGTTTCTGGAAGCACTCATAAGCCAGCGCAGCAGAACCACTTACACGGCCACGTGCTTTTTCACGACGCGGTAGCTTCTCCATAGCCCGACGAACGGCATCATAGGAAGGGCATGTCGCAATCATTGCGGGCTGATCAACATAGATGGCAGTCCATTCGGCTTTAAAATCACGGTATGCCTCAGTAAGACAGGGACCTTTACGGCTGCGCCAGTGAGCCAGGAAGTCAGGAAGCCACTTAATCTGCTCTGGTTTCTTCGCTTTAAGATGACCGGGAGCCAGCATGGCCATACGCTCGATACCTGGTTTTGTTGACTCAAAAACGCTGACCCATTCCTGCAGGCTGCGGGTACCGACGCCGGCGCGGCTGCTGCCTTTGCGGGCATTGGCCAGCTCAGCTGAGTTCATCAGATGCTCGGGCAGCGTCCCATTACGGGAACCCATTGAGACAAAATTCACAGCCGCAGTACGAGACATGCCCGCATTCCGTAGCTTTTCGACTTCCATGGCCAACACCGCCCGGGCATCTGCGATCTGCTTTTGCTTCTCGGTCAGAGAATTAACTTCCCGGTCAAGCAGCGCAGGGCATTGGCGAATTAAAGCCAGTTCTTTGCGCGGTTTGGCTTCGCCACATCTGCTGGCGCGGAGAGAGGTTTCATTGCTTTTAGTAGCCAGAACAGACTGATAAATTATTTCCAATAGGGCTTTTTTAGCCTCTTCAGGCAAGCTATCTACATGATAGGTACAGCCGCCACCAGCACCGGCTCTCTTTTGAGATGACCATCCTTCTTTTTTTGCACGTTCACGAATATTTCTCGACGTACTTGGTAAGCCTGGAAGGCTCATCTGAGCTAGTTCTTCGGCGCTAAAGTGAGTCTTTATACTCATAAGAAAAGTCCTCTAACCCGAAATCACTTATGTACATGAACAAAAGAGCGGTTAAAATCACTGCTGTAACGACTAGGCCAGATCTCTTCTGGGGAAATGCCTATTGCAGCTGCAATGATTTTTTCCCCTTTGGGCCATTTTCTATCCAATGCATTATTTAATGCTGTTGGTGTCTTGTAGCCATGATGGATGGATAAACCGCGAAGAGACCATCCACGTTTGTGCAATGCAGCGACTATGTCAGCTCGATGCCAGTCTTCGGTTTTTAGCTGATTTTTTTTGTTCATCGTTTTTGCTCATTTAGTGAAGTCATGAACAAAGGTTATGCGCAAACAAGACATAAATCAACTCGGATGAGGTGATTAATTTAAGCATCCGAGAGATGCATCTCACTTTTTAGAGTTGATTTTCAAATAAATCATTAAAAAACAACCTATTAAAATAAACTCGGATGAGGTAATCAAATGACGGATAAACATCCAACTAAAGATGAAAAACTCGGATGCGCTGGTTTTCATACTCGTTTGCGAACGATTATTGAAAAATTTAAAAGCAATAACGCATTTGCTACAGCATCAGGCATCTCGCCGTCAGGGCTGAACAGACTGCTGGATGGTGGATACCCTACGCTTCCCATCCTTATCGCATTAGCTAAAGCTGGAGAGGTATCAGTTGAGTGGCTATCAACAGGTGGTGAACCGTTAAACACCATAGAAATCACTACTAAGGCGAATGGGCTGGTGCCTATAACGGACGTCAAAGGAAATGAGGTTGATCTTGATGAGTTTGTATTTGTGCCTCGATACAACATATCTGCTGCAGCAGGACATGGTGCTTGGAATGACGACGAAACGCCCATGTTTACAGTATCTTTCAGGCGTTACTGGATAACTAATCATCTTAAAGCGGACCCTGCAAAGCTATCAGTGATTAGTGTCTATGGGGATTCAATGGAAGGAGTATTAAATGATAAAGATATAATATTGATAAATCACGGGGATTGCGAACCAAGAGAAGGGATCTATGTCTTACGGATTGATGGCCAACTTATCGTTAAACGCGTTCAACGCCTTCCAGGCTCAATTTTACGAGTGACCAGCACCAATCCAGCGTACGAACCATTCTCAGTGAATTTAAACAGCTTACAGGGAGATTTTGCCGTTGTAGGCAAAGTTGTGTGGTACGGAAGAGTCATTTAAAAGCTTTTAAAACACAATTAATAACCGACATAAACGATACATAACAGTGCAATAGTCATCGCATAAATCTCAAAAAAATCTCATTTCCCGACCAGCCGTGCAGAAACGGCTTGTCCGGCTCTAAGCCTTGTCCCGTAAGGCTTCTCGCTGTTTTCGCGGCGACGATCCATCCATGCAT